CTACCATTGTTTAATTTCTTGATAAAGAAATTTGGATTTGTGTTTGTAAAATCCGTAACTGTTCCAGCTTCAAAATCTAGAGTGGTAGCCGTTGTAAAGCCTAGAATCTTTGGCACAGCCTCGACTTCTTCCCATGAGTAAGCATATGCCTTGGCTTTAGTTGGGCTTGAAGCGGCTGTAAGGCCAGTAGCACCAGTGATAACAGCCATAAAAGAATCGTTACCGTTGTTTATACAGCAAACAACGTTCTTAAATATATTCCATTTTTCTTTTAACTTTCTTAGTTTAAAATACGCAGCATTTTTACTTAGTAAATTTTTCTTAATATTGATATAAGTTCGTGGAATATTTAATGTTCTATTTGTATTATCACCAAATGGATCTGCTTCATCAATATCAAACATTGTTTGCCATAGCGTGACAGTATTTCGTGAAGGAACATTTTGAGGAGCTGTTATACCCTCAAGAGAATAATAGCTATAAGATGGTTCAGAATTTGAAGAATTATAATAAGATTTGTCATAATATCCAAAAGATGATTCTGGATATATTCTTCTAGAATAATGAGTTAAAGTTACTCCGGTTACATTATTGGAAAGATATTCTAGCTTAAAATCATCAAATTTTATTACATCTTGTGGAGTAAAATCTAGCGGATAATCCGTGTCTGTTCCAGAAGTATAAAAATTATAAATTGCTGGCGGGAACAAATCTTTTATTCTGTAAATAACATTTTTCTTAGTTACAGATTCTGTATCATCCATAAATTTAAAATATGGATTTTCAAAATTAGGATCTATTCTTTCATAATAAGCACCGAAAGTTCCAGAGTTTTCTAATTCCATAAAAGAAATATTTGGAATTACATTTACAGAATCTATTTTTTCTTCTCTCGCATTTACAGGATCACCTTCTTGTCCTGGATAGCTATCTCTTTCAATAGTTGTATAACTTGCTACAGGAGCAGCATTTATTAATGTCGAAAGAGACATAAAATTTGTAGAAAGCATATCTTTCCAAAAGAAAACATCAGCTACTGGAGCAGAAACCTGAGTATTTTGTACGTTCGCATTTTCTGCCAAATAATTTAAAAGATTCAATACCTTTATTTGATCAGTCTTTGTTCCTGCGGGATATGTTATTGGTTTGCTTGATAGCCATGCATAATTAGTTGTCTTTGAAAGATTATAAGCATCTCCTGGAAAAAATATGGTAAACATATCTTTTACCCAGCTATCCCCAGTAATCTCACCTGTTTCCGTAGCATCACAAACTAGTTTTATATCTTCTGTTATATCTACAGGAACTCTTTCATTATAAAAGTAAGATTCATGTACAAATTTTAAATTTAATAATTTAGGAGTTGTTTTATCAACATAATCAGTTCCTCTTGAAACTTGATAAATGTATAAATCGTCTACTGTTATTGTTTCGTTATTTCTATCTGTTATACTAAATATTAGCTTATCTTTTCCGCTAAAATTAAAATCTGCCGCTGCGTCTGCTGGATCTCTTATGACTAAAACTCCAGAAGGAACCGTACCAAACATTCCTTCATCTATCAATAATTGTTCAAACAAACCATAAGTTTGATTTTGATTTGCGATAGTCCATACAGTTCCATTATGACCATGAGTAATGGTTATAGAATTTATTGTTACTAGATCAGCTAATGCCATTTACTCTGTCCTCAAATGTTTTTACATAATTTTCTTCAACAAAAGTCATTACATTGGTATTATCCAATAGAACTTCCTTTTCGTTGACATAATAAAAGTTTGATGTTGAACCAGTATTTTTCATAGCCACATATTCATTTATGGCAGTAGTGTTATCTTCACAAAGTATTTTTGATTCGTTTAAAAAATATGAAGCAGAATCTGAATAAGGTTCAATTAGATTTAGAGTAACAGTTCCTGATGCATAAGACCATGAACCATTTGTATTTCTTATAATATTATGAGAACCGGTTCCAAGAGAACCAACAACTAGCAATTTTAACTTATTAATATTTTCGTTTACTTCATTGATGTATCCAAAATTTCCAGTTATACAAAAGCCAGCAGAGAAACCAGAATCTGAAGGAGCAATAAAGTCTCCTACTTGCAAAGAAGCACCAGATATTCCGCTAAAAAATCCAGCCTGATAAGAATTAAGTAAAGTTTCTTTTTCTTCTACTGTATATGGAAACTCTGTGAATGGATTTAAAATACCAGAAGCATATAATGGAACAAAATAATACTTTGAATCGTTATATGTTTGTGATGATATCCTATCCAATAGAACATCTTCATCAATTTTCTTAGAATAAAAATATGGTTCTAAATCTGAGATGTTGTAATTAGTCGATATATCAACTATTGTTTTATCGATACCATCAAAACTATAAGATATTTTTTTGAATTTATCGAACATTATACACCCGCTGATATTTCAGATTTACTAAAGACAAGACCGTTCTTATATGTACCCTGCTCAAATTCTTTGAATGTCAAAGTAAGACTTGTAGCGGCTGGGCTACCATCTTGAAAGAATTTAGCTGGAGTTTGTTCACCAAATGGAATTTTGTTTATAGAAACGTTTGTTAAAACGCAAACTAAGGGATCTCCCAACCATTGTCGGGTAAGATATTCTGAGTTCCCCTGTCCTATTACTTGTATTCTCCATAAAGGCGGTGGGAATACTCTTTCAGGAATTGAGGTCGCCTCTGGATAAGATGCAACTCTAAACGCTTCGCATATATCGCCAATGGCAGAGGATTCATTAAAATCTTTTGGAACCATTGTATAGCCAAATTTAAATTCTCTTCTTGCTTCTCCGACAAGAGACATTTCAGTTAGATTGGTAAATCTTCTAATTGTTGATGTTGAAGATAAAGCTTCAAAATTTGCTAAAATGGGATCTAAAAATGCTCTCCTCAGTAATCCTACTCTACCACCTGGACTATTTGCTTCTCCAGCTGCCGAAAGAATGGGACCTACTGGATTTACACCCTCGCTAAAGGTATGAGAAGTTTCTATATTGATATCCAGAGGTAAAGGTAATTGAATATAGTCAAATGCTCTAGAAGAAATAGCACTACGGGTTCTATTTACAGCAAGAACATTGTATTCTGCTGCCTGAAACAGAATCCAATAGGGAATTTCTGGAGTATCATTTAATGGGAAAATAAATGGCATTTTTACTTCTTTACTATATATTTCATGCCGTACAAAACAAAATTTGTACCAGTCAATAAGGATAAATATGTCGGTAATGTCGATAAAATCTTGTGCAAATCTCTCTGGGAAAGAAAGCTTTGCAAGTACTTCGACGCTAACGATAAGGTTGTGAATTGGTGCTATGAATGCCTCAAAGTTCCATACATTTCCCCTATTGATAACAAACGCCATACTTATTTCCCTGACTTTGTTGTTCAACTTGTTGATAAAGATAATGAAAAGAAAACCTTAGTCGTGGAAGTAAAGCCAGAAAAACAAACTAAAAAACCTAAAAACCCAAAAAGAAAGTCTTATAAGACTGATGTATGTGCTTTTTTGATTAATGAAGCAAAGTGGAAAGCGGCAAATTGTTTATGCGAAAACAACCACTGGCAATTTAAACTTCTAACAGAAAAGAACATATTCAAATGAATTCTATCTCTTACATAAAACAGGTAATAAACCAAGCTGGCGGTGTCCAAAGAATCAATAGATTTAATGTAACGGTAGATACACCAGATGGGATTAATACTATTCCAGCATATAAAATTAATTTTGGTGGTAGACAAATTGATACCATTAGCGACTTCATGTCAGGGCCTGGTAATGGCAGAAATATTCCAATAAATCAAAATTATGGTCCAGGAAAAGAAGCAAATCTTCTCATTACATTTCCTGTAGAGCAAGACTGGAACACATACAAGAAAATAGAAAACTGGATGAATACTTTGGTAAACGATGGAAGTTTACCTCAATATTATGGTCCCTCGTTCGCAAGACCTTATAATAGCTATGCAAGACCAGGATTAGTCGTGGTAGAGTGTCTTGACATGAATGGCGCAACAAAGGCAACATTTACTTTTTCTGAAGCATATCCAGTAAAAGTTTATCCTATGGAAATGAGCGCAGAAATATCAGACAAGTTTTTAACTTTTGATGTAGGATTCTTATTTAGAAATTATGGTGTATCATGATAAAAGATTTTAAAAGAAATTTTCCAACGTATAAAATCGTTCAACCAAGTACTGGCAAAGAAGTGTCGTTTAGACCATTTTTAGTTTCAGATGAAAAAAATTTACTCTTAATCAAAGAGGAAAAGGACACAAGTTTAATAGTAAAAAATATATTAAACTTGCTTAGTACCTGTTTTATTGATATCAATCAAGAAAGCATAACTCTACAAGATCTTGAATATCTTTTCTGCACTCTTAGATCAAAATCTGTAGGAGAAATAGTAAAAACAAATTTTACATGTCCGCAAACAGGGGAAAAGATAAGAACTAATCTTGATCTATCAAAGCTTTCTACGGAAAGAAAGTCTTTTGAAAAAGAAATTGTATTTGACCCATCATTCAAAATAATCTTTAAAGAACCTACTGTAGAAAAACTTTTATCTATAAAAGGCTCATTTGACATAATGCATATCGCAAAAGCATCTGTCCATAAACTTTATAAAGATGATGCAACTTATGATTTCATGGATATAGCAGAAGAAGAAATGGATACTATTTTTAATTCTTTGACGACAAAAGAATTCGAAGAAATTAAAAAATTTGTAACACAATTACCCAAAACACAAGCAACTGTAGAATATAAAACATCTGACGAAAAAAATAGAACAATGAAGTTGGATGGCGTACTCAATTTTTTTACTTATGCCTAAATCATATTAACTTAATTGTTTATTTTAAGATATCATATTTCTTAATATCCAATAACATTTTTACTTTAAGTGATTTAGAAAATTGTTTTCCGTGGGAAAGAGAAATTTACTTTAATCAACATAAAGAAAAAATGGAAGAAGAACAAAGAAAGGTAAAGAATGATAGACACAGAACTATTCGTTGACTCTCCAAAAATAGATCTTAGGGATACCGAATTGCTAAGAAGCGAGTTTGGAGATCAAAGAATGTCATTTGACAATTATTCTAAAATGCTACAAACAGAGAGTTCTGTAGATTTAAATCTTCAACAAGCAGAAGATTTTGAGCAGATGTTTCCCTCAGAAGTTCTTCCAGAAGATCTTGAACAAGAAGATCCATTTAAGTTTGATCCTGTTGATTTTTCTACTCCACCTTTAGCAGAACAATTTAATAGAGAATTAGGATATACTCCTCCAGAATATGAAATGATGTCTTTGGAAGGTGAAACAACAGAAAAATATGGCACAAATGAAGAGGTAGATACTCTTAGAGAAGAAATTGATAAAATACCGAATGTAACAGATTTACAAAGAGAACAACTTCAGCAACAAGTAAATCAGGCATATACACAAGCACAGCAGGAAAAAGTAGAACCACCTCCACAACTTCAATCAGTAACAAATCCAACACAAGTATCACTTCTTGAAGATGAACCTATAAAAATTAATCCAGGATTTAATACTGACTTGGAAAATTTCTTTTCGGCAATAAAAAACCCTCCGCATTGGAGGGTTTTAGGGAACTGAGGATTTTAATCTTCCTTTGCCAGTCGCTTGAAGTATTCAAGCGCGTCTTCATCCTCGTCAGGCTTGGGAGCCTTCCGAGCAGGAGCAGCCTCAGCCACTTCGTCATCGTCCTCCGCTCTCTTAGCGGCAGGGGCAACACTGCGAATGTCACCACCGAGAACGTCGTTGAGCTTCTTCTTGAGTTCGTCATATGACTTAAACTCACTAGGAGCAACAAAGTCCTGAAGCTTGTAAAGTGTCTTCCACAGCTTCTCAAGCTTCTCGTCATCGCCCTTGTAGAGTTCAGCCGCACCGTCAAACTCAGACTTGTCGTAGTTAGTGTAACCAGCAACCTTACGAATCTTTAGCTTGAAGTTAGCACCCTTCCAGAAGTCGAATGGGTTGATGGCTTCCTCATCCTTGAACTGAGGCTGCATGGCCTCCTGAATCTTCTGGAAGATCTTTGTACCGTACTTGAAGAGGAACACCTTGCCTTCGTTCTGTGGGTTGGAAGGATCGCTGACAACAAGAATATTGCTGATGTAGGTTAGCTTGCGCTTACGGTTACGAGCAATGTCCTTGTCCTTCTCAACACCGCTGTTCCAAAGTTCGCTATTGGCTTCGCAGATCGGACACTTTAATCCAAGTGTGGTTGGGCAGTTGTCGA